AACAACCATCCCGGCTAAAGCATCTAGTTTTGGCTGGATGATCCCGTAATGCTCGTTAGCATGGCCCTTGTAAGGCGCGTAAGACCTTGCAGGAGGATCGTTGTCGTAAAGACGTTTGTTCCTGTCCCACCTTGCATGACGCGACTTTTGCTGAGAAACCCCAGCGTCAAGAAGATTGGCAAGCCACTGGGCAAGTTCGTCCCGTTTCTTCTTGTCTTTGAAGATTTCTGGGCATACTGCGTCCGCAGTCACCTCTGGCTCTTCTTGGTAGAGCTCCAGGTTATCTAACGATGGTGTATACATATTCCGATCTCACAACCCGGAACCTGCGCCCGTCCTCGGTCTGAACTTTCTTGGATGCTTTTGCGTAGTACGCGACTTCCTGGCCCTCTTCTAGGTTGTAGACTTTGTTGCCGTCTTCGTCGTAGTTGGCTCTTGGCCCGACTCCACGCACAATAGCTGTCAAGGGGTCTCGCTGAGCCGCGTCCGGTAACTCAATAAGACCTTGGTGCTTCTTAGCCTCTGGGATTTCAAGTAAAACGTTCCGCCCGACCGGAACCCATGTCTCGTTTTCTTTTAGCATGAGTGTGTATTCGTCCCACTCCACAAGGAACGGGGCAAAAATGGTTGTGTTCTCTTCTGCGTCGCAAGCGTCACCGTTGCAACCGAACATCAAAACGTCGTAAGGGCATCGGTAGATATGGGATTTGAACTTCCCTATCCTCATTGCCTGCTCAAACGCTGTCAAAACAACGTCACCGGGCATAAACGGAAGCCCAAGCCCAGCAGACAAGACTGTGCAAACGTCCGCTCTTCTAGCTTTTTGGAACTTCGACGAGAGAAGAATGTTGCCTTCCTTCTCTTTGATTGGGAAAGCACACGCTATCAACTTCCCAGGTGCCGCGATAAAGGCCCTGGAAGCCTCGTGTGAGAGTTCTGGGGACTTGTCTGATAAAACACACGTCGAATGTCTATGGTGCTCTCTAAGGTTCATACAGCCGCTCCTGCGTATCCTTCAAAAACTCCCTTGCGTTGTGGTAAGAACGGTTGAGCGATAAAGCAATAGACAACCGCGTCGGCAGAGTCGGGAGACTTTACGTTCCTGGCCTTCATAGAAGCCTTGGACTCGACTCTTAATTTCCCGTCTTCACCAAACTTGTAAAGAGGTTTTGAAAACTCTGCGATCAACTTTGGATCGTTTGGAATAGAAACGCACTCCTCGTCTGGATGGAGTGCGTCGTGGACTTTACGTTCGTAAGTCTTACGGAAACGTTCTCTCAGTTTCCACCATTCTTCAGTCCTCATATTGAGGAACTTTTGGTCAGAACGCTTCCCGTCAGGCCACATCATATGAGAAGGGTCTTTCTGGCCTATAAAAGCCATGACTTTGAACGGTAAGTCTCGGTTTGACAAGTGCTTGGACGCCGCTGAACCTGTTGGGCCGCTTGCGTCAAACGCTAAACACGTGCATTTGTTCCCGTCTTTGTCTTTTGCCGCTGAAAGTTCCTCAAAAACCCTGTCAAGCGTCTCATTCACGACTTTCCCTGACTTTCTAACGACGCCCTTGACAATTGGGCCTCTTCTGACAGCCACAACGTTTGTTGGTTCGACTCCTGCACCAATATCAAGCCCAGCAAGGAACGGGCCTTGCTCTTTTAACGGGTAGTTTACGGCTGCTCTGACCCATTCACCAGGGATTACAATGTCTTCCCTTGAGCTTGTGTAGTCAAGGTCGTATTCTTGGGCAAAAATGACTGCCCCGACGCGCTTTTTCTCTTTTTCTGCCCAGGCGTCGTCTTTTCTTGGGTCGTCAGTGTAGTGAAAGGTGAAAACCTTGATCGCGTCTGATTCTTTTAGCTCGTAAAAGGCGTTTCCAACACCGTTTGGAGTCGAAAGTGGGAACAGACAGTTTGTGTTGGCCGAAACAGACGCTATGACGGCTTGAGAATTTGCTACAAAAGCAAACTCGTCTATGAAATAACGCCCCGTTCGTCCGCCTCGGCCTATTTGTAGACCGGCTTGCCCCTCGATGCGCGAACCTGTGTTCGGATTGACGAGGTTCTTAAAGGTGCTTCTGTATCCTTTTGGCAATTGCCATTTAGGAAGTCGATCCAGAAAACCTCGCAGTTTCCACATGATCGCTTTTTCAGACTCAGGGTGATCGACTTGCTCTTCGAGCGCGGCCCCAAACCCCGTGTTTTCGTCCATGAAGAAAACTGTCCTCCAGGCCGTATAACCAACGACAGACCAAGAGACGCCAGTGTCCCGCGATTTCTCAACAAGACAACCCTCTTTCCCTTCTTCGCACTCTTTCCATGTTTGTATGAGTTCTTCTTGTCTGCTCCAAAGTGCAAAGGGTATCCACCTGTCACCCTCTTCTCTTCTTGGATCGTAAGTGTGCCCGTAGGTTTTGATGAAGTAGCAAGGGTCTTCCTTGCACTTCTTCCATTCGTGCCAGTATCGTTCGTCACAAGGAAACGACTCGATCCCAAGAGACTTGACGAACTTGGCCCGTATCCCTGCTGACTGTTCGTCAAGTTTCATTCAAAGAAGCCTGTGAACGCCACAGTGCCGACAAGTGTCAAAGTGTTCGACGCGACTGTTCCAAACGGCCTTGCGATCCACATAAGGTAACAACCAGGAGGGACAACTATAGGCGATTGTGAAAAGTCCATATTCCCGCCTTCAACGTAGTCACCGACTGCCGTAGTCGATTTGAAGGGGATCGTGTCTACGACAAGACCTCTGGGCCCCCAAGCAGCCGCAGCGTCAGCCGTCGATGTGTTGGCCGCAGTTCCACCGACGCCAATGATAAAATTGACGTTAATGGAGTTCGTAGAGGCTGCCGCAGTCGCTACCGTCTTGCCCCATCGGACGCCTGTGATGTAAAGAGTCTTTCCAGGAAGGGTAGCGGTTCCTGCTGGGTTCAAATAAGCAAATATCGGGTAATCGGCCTCGCTTGTCAGCGTCGAGATCGCAGGGGACACCCATTGCCCACCTAAAGAGTTGACAGCAGGGGCCGTCGTCGCTGTCCATGTTCCGTTTGCCCTGGCAGTCGCAGAAGTCGGCCAACCTAGTGTGCCTGCGCCTCTTGTGACTGTGCTTCCTGAAGCTGAGCCTGGTTGGACATGGCATGAATGCCCGCCCCAGCCTGCGACTTGTTGGCCCCAAGGTTTCCAAGTAGCCAGTTCCCCTTGAGTGACACCAATCGCACGAATAACGACTTGTCTTGCAGACGAGGCTGTGCCCGTGTTGTTGACACGCGCCATAAACGGCTGTTGGTGGGACTGTGTCGGCCCTCCGGAAGCAGAAGGAACGTAAGTTTTACAAACGAGAGTGTCATTGATCCACCACTGGACTTCATCGTTATGAGTCGAGATCATGTAGTGGTTTGTCTCAGTAGGATCAAAAGCACCAACGCCATCCCTAGCCGTGATGTTTGTGACTGTAATGTCCTGAGCAAAGATGTCTGTCGAGTTGTTGATGATGACGGCCCTGAGTTGCCCACCTGAAATACGCCTAAAGACGATTCCGTCAGTCATCTGGGTCGTTGCGCCAGAGCAGTACCCTAGCCCTTCCTCTGAAATGACGTTTGTGGCAGCCGAGTTTGTGACAGCCATCTCCCACTCCACCCACGTCTGGGCAGACATGAAGATAGGGAAGTTCCTGTACGTCTTGATGTTGGTCGCTTGACCGCTTGTGACACTCGACCCAGAGTTAAGGGTAAACGCGCCCGTCGTCTGGGCACAAGTCATCGTCGTGTCGTTCTGCTGGATTTTGTGCCGAGCAATGTTTGTTCCCTCAAACGTGAGGTGGAACAGCATTGAATCGACGCCGACTCTTAACCGGTAGTCTTCAGTGACTTCCAGTTCTTTGATGTACCGAGAACCCGTCACAAGCCCAGCGTCAACTTCACCAGCCGCAACAGCAAAACCAGCCGTAGAAGAGTCTACAGGGAGATTGACTCTAGCGTTGTCGCTCCCGTCTGTCTTTAGTTCGCCGCTTGTTGACGATAACGCAATTTTTGCTCCTGCCATATCAGCCTCCTATACACGAAACCGTGTAACTTCCTTTTGCCTCTGTCTCTGAGTACAACGTGACCGTAAAACCATCACCTGCAACAATGCTGCTGATGTAAGGTCTCAAATTCAACAAGTACATTTCGTCTGGGTCAGTACCCGCAGGAGTCAAGAC